CAAATGATTACAGCCTAAATGATTTAGCAGTTGCCAATGACATTGCACCTTATGTAAGACGATATAACACTCAAACTGTGGCGTATTCCAAAAGGACTGCACAAGCTGTCGCAAGTCGGCTAGTTCCGGCTGGAATACCCATTACCGACATGGATGGCGCAATCTATGCGGAAAGTTGTGATCGGTGGTTGGGCGCAATAAATTCCCATCGATTACAGCATGGGGGTCAGGAGGAATTGACCCAACAAACACTTTCAGCAGCCAAATTGCCGTTTGGGGATGGCAGTTGGGTTATTGGAAGGCGTGCAAGCAGAGTGGCAGTTTGTGCAGCTGTCGCTTCCGCACTTGCAACCTATTTTGCGACACAACCTGAAACGGAAATTGATATTCAAGTCGGATAATTTGTATTTATGGTATATTATGTGCTAATGGGATTATTCGATCGTTTTACCGCTAAATCAAATCAACCAAATTTGCAAGTTGATGTTGCTGCTGCATTGTCACCATATAACGCACAACAGTTAGTTGGCGGAATTTTATTTGGAACTACAACCGCAACTCGTGAACAGTATATGGCTATTCCTTCCGGTGCTCGTGCAAGAAATATAATTTGTTCAACAATTGGTTCATTACCACTTGAACAATATAATCATTTTACAAATGAACATGTAAGACCAAACAGAGTAATTATGCAACCAGATCCAAGAGTTGCAGGTTCAGCAATATATGCATGGATCGCTGAGGACTTGCTTCTATACGGAGTTGCGTATGGAATGGTTATGGATGCTTACGCTGCAACCGATGCTTCAAGAATTCGTGCATGGACAAGAATTGCACCAAATAGAGTTTTTGCTTCACTAAATGGTAACTCAACTGAGATTGAGTATTACACAGTTGATGGCAAGCGAGTTCCGCCATTTGGTTTAGGCAGTTTAATTGTATTTAATGGTTTAGATGAAGGAATACTAAATCGAGCAGGTCGCACAATTAAAGCAGCAGCAGAATTAGAAAAAGCAGCTGAGATGTATGCAAAAGAGCCAATGCCACAAATGGTATTGAAGTCAAATGGCACAAATCTTACTCCAGAGCGAATCACAAAACTTTTAGAATCATGGAGAGTGTCAAGATCAACAAGAGCAACTGCATTCTTAAATGCTGATGTTGAATTGCAAGCATTAGGCTTTGATCCTGCTAAATTACAATTAAATGAAGCCAGACAATATTTGGCTTTGGAAATTAGCAGAGCGAGCGGCATTCCGGCAAGTTTCGTATCTGCTGAAACAACTAGCATGACTTATACCAACACTTTAGCCGAAAGAAAAGCATTAATTGATTTTTCACTTCGACCAATTCTGACAGCAATTGAGCAAAGACTATCTGCTGCGGATTTCTGCCCCAACGGAATTGAAACCCGATTTGACATTGATGATTTCTTGCGTGGATCTGCATTAGAGCGTGCGCAAGTTTATGAAATCCTAAACCGCATTGGCGCAATGAGCGTTGAGCAAATCCAAGAGGAAGAAGATCTAATACGATGAAAATTAGTTTCCCAATAGAGATAACAGCTGCGGACACCAACAAGCGCACCATCTCAGGAAAGATTGTTACATGGGATGAGCAGGGTTCAACCAGCGCAGGATTAACTGTATTTGAGAAAGACAGCATTGATTTTTCAAAGCCTGTCAAATTATTACTTGAGCATCAAACAACAAAGCCATTGGGCAAGTTAATCGATATTACTGCCACAGATTCAGGCTTGGAAGCAACATTTCGTTTGGCTAAGACATTTCGTGCTGATGATGCTCTAGAGGAAGCAGCCACCGGACTTCGTGATGGATTTAGCGTTGGCGTAAAAATTAATGAATGGAAAAATGTGGAAGGCGTGTTACGCATCCAGTCAAGTTCCTTGCAAGAGGTCAGTTTGGTAACTGATCCAGCAATCGACAGCGCAAGAGTGGCTGAGGTCGCAGCAAGTCAAACACCAGAGAATTCCGAAGCAACCGCTGAGGAAACTACAACACAGGAGGACAAAGTGTCTGATACAACATCAGAAGCTCCTATCGCAACCGAAGCGGTAGAAGCATCACAAGCTCCAGTTGTAACTGCTCAATACATGGCATATACAAAGCCTCGTGTTGATACAAATGTTACAGCAGGACAATATCTAAACGCACAAATCAAAGCACTTGGTGGCGACACCGATGCTCGTGATTTAGTCGCAGCACTACAAATTGCAACTGTTTCTGAGAACACAGGAATGGTTCCACCAAATTATTTGCGTGATGTTATCGGCGTAATTGATTCAAGCCGTCCATTCATCGATTCAATCGAGCGTGCTCCACTTCCAGCATCAGGAATGAAAATTTTCACTCCTAAATTAGGAACACAGGCAACCGTTGCACAAACTGCTGAAGGCGTTGAGTTTTCATCAACCGATACAGTTGTAACTTTCCAAGAGGACAATATCGTCAAGTTTGCTGGAGCAAATGTTGTCAATGTTGAACTATTTGATCGTTCAGACCCATCTTTCGCTGACCTTTTGGTTCGTGAGTTAGCAGCATCTTATGCACAAAAGACTGATGCTTATGCAGCAAACATTGCAGCACAAAACTCAATTGGTTCAACCGGATCATCTATCTACAAAGCCATTGCTGACGGAATTGCAGATTCTTATGGCGTCATGCGCTTTACACCCAACCGCTTATTAGTTGCACCTTCCGGTGGAGCAAATAGCATTGACTTTGCTGGATTACTTGGCGAGGTTGCAGATGGTCGTCCACTATTCGCAGCAGCTGCTCCACAAAACGCAGCCGGCTTGCTAACACAGGGCTCAACAAATGGAACAGTCGCAGGACTAAACCTAGTTGTAGATCCTAACTACACAGGCAACGATGCAGGTGTTAAGTATGGATTAGTTTATCCATCAGCAGCAATGCGATTCCATGAGAGTGGCACAATTGAACTGCGTGCTAACTTGGTTGCTAATGGTCGCATCGAAATCGGTCTTTATGGTTATGTAGCCGTAGTCAACCGATTCCCAACTGCATTCCGTTATTTAACAGTAGCGTAATTTAACTGAGTGCCTAGGGTTGCTCCCGATCCTAGGCATCCATTAAGGGAGATTAGAGAGAGGAATTTATGCCTTCAATTATTACCGCAACACAATTGCGCTCCGTATTGGGTGTAAGTTCCTCTCTTTACAATGACGCTTATTTAGATCAAATTATTGACACAGCAGAAACAGTTATTTTGCCAATGCTTGTTACATTCAAAGCACCAATTCAAGCAACTTCATTGTCAGACAATGTTGCTACATTTACCACACTAGGAATTCATGAATTTACCGAAGGGCAATCAGTTGTCATCACAGGATGCGGATCACCTTACAACGGAACAAGAGTTGTGCTGGCAGACAATCTTGGACAATATACCTTTTCGCAATCGATCACTAATGCCGATATACTCGAGGCTAATGTCATCCCATCCGGAGTTGCTACCCTTTCTGGCGCATCAACTTATGTTGGAAACGCATCTGTTCAGTCAGCCGTCTATACAGTTTCAGTCGAAGTCTTTCAGGCAAGACTTGCCGGTGGAGGACAGATCGAAGGAGTAGATTTCTCACCAACCCCATTTAGGATGGGTCGATCACTTTTTAATAAGTGCGTTGGTTTGCTTGGTTCATATATGGACACTGAAAGCATGGCTCTCTAAATGCCTAATGAAACAATCCTTCAACAGATCAGGACACCTTTAGCAACCGCATTATCAAGCGTTGCAGGTAATGTTTATTCATTTGTTCCTGAAACAGTAATCCCACCAGCTGTGGTGGTTGTGCCTGATTCACCCTACTTAGAATTTGAAACAATAAGCAAAACCAATGTAAGAGCCAAGATCAATTTTACTATTTCAGTTGCGGTTGCCTATAACAGCAATCCAGCATCGCTCGACAATATCGAGCAATTAATCATAAGTGTTCTGGCAGTTATTCCGGTTGGATACATTGTCAGCTCGGTTGAAAGACCGACAGTTACTCAAGTTGGTGCATCAACGCTGCTAATCGCAGATGTTCGAGTATCTACCTACTACACGCAAACAATATAAGGAGAAATCATGGCAACAGTCGTAATTACCGGTCGTGATGTTGGTTTATCTTTCACAGGTGGAACAGATATTCAAGCACAGGCGACAAACGCAGTTTTAACCAAGGTCAATGAACGTCAGGTTTATCAGACCATGGAGGGCGAGGCTTACAAGACCACAAACATTTCAGGAACATTCCAGTTGGACATGTTGGCAGATTGGGGCAAGGCAAACTCAGTTTGTGAGGCTCTATGGACTGCTGCTGAAACTGCACCAGATACAGACATCAGCATGACACTTACAGCTGCATCAGGAGCACAATTCGTGTTTCCAGTAAAGCCTGAGTTTCCTACTGCTGGTGGTTCAGGTGTTGATGCTCAGACAGTATCATTCACATTCACAGTATCTAAGGGCGCAGTAACCGAAACCTTTAGTTAAAAAATAAAACGGGAGCAAACAAATGAA